ATAACTATCTTTTGTTGCTGAATCATTTCTATACCCATCGGCAAAACATAATAAAGTTCTCATATTGTCTTGACCTGTAGAACTTGGAGAACTAACCATCAAATTTAACATATCACACATAGTAGAAGCACTAGGAGTTTGAGTCCAATTAGAATGTTTTATGTCTAATTTACCAAATGGACTCGTAGTACCTATTCCTACATTTCCATTATTCAACATTGTCATAGAAGTTACTAATGTTTGTGGAGAAGTTGATAAATGATTACCACTAGTTGCTGTTCTATAACCACCCTGAAATTCTAAATTACCACCATTATTATAAATTTTCCAATCTGTCCATGCATCATCTGCAAATGTAGAAGAATTATGATGATTAGAATGATTAAGTGATGTTCTTACTAACTCAATCCCGGGAGATGTAGCATTTGTACTAACTATTTTTAAAACTGTATCACCACTATCACTTATATGTAATTTGTCATTGGGATTTGTTGTACCTATTCCTACATTTCCATTTGGGAGAATGCACATTCTTTCTTCTGCTGCTGTATTATCGTATTCACTATTTCTAGTTCCAAAAACTAATGCGGATGTTGTATCATTAGGTGAAGTTATTACTCTACATCCAATATACATTGGGACATTTGCCGTTGCACTATCAAAATAACCTAAACCTATTTTAAGAGTTTTGTTTGTTGAAGTGCCTCCCCATTCATTTCCTCCAATTAACACATGACAATCTGCTACTGTTGTAGTCGTCGTCCAAATATCACCAGTTCCATTTGTTACATGTAATTTTGCATAAGGATCCGTTGTTCCTATTCCTACATAATTTTCGTAAACTGTTAAACCTGGATAGTCCCAAGGTGCTGTTTCATTAGTTGATGGCGCACAAAGATTAATTCTACGTCCGTTTGTTCCCCATAGTTCTAAAGTATTAGCATTAGTACTGCTACAAGTTATTCCTAAATGAGCACCATAGGAAGAATTATAAGTCCAACACATACCATTTCTTTTTGATGTATCATTAGTATCAAAATATAAAGAAAATTTATCAAGTTCAGTTCCAACATTCGTAATACTATTTGTATTTTTTATGCATAATTTTCCTTTAGGATTAGTTGTACCTAATCCTACATTTCCACCATCTTCTATATAAAATACTGAAGCACCATCATCTTGAAAATCAACTATTGGTTGGGAACCCTTTTGATTTGCAATGATTGCTGGACCTGTTCCATCATTTGTTATACTTAGTCTTTCTGTATTATTTTGATTTGTATTTATAATTGTCGTCTCACCATTAGTTGTAAGAGAACCTTCTATCCTTACATCTCCTACAATATGTACCCTTCTATCTGGATTATTTGTACCTATACCAACATTACCATTACTTGAAATTCTCATTCTTTCTGATCCTAATGTATAAAACCATAACTCATCATTATCTGTACCAGCAGTCGATTCTGCTTTAATATATGTATCCTGATCTACATCAATTACTCCTCCTAATGACCCCCACGCAGGACCAGCACCAAAACCCTCGAATATATCCAATGTTGTATTATATCTAACATAACCTTTATGAGTATCTGCATTTGCTACAGGTCGTTCCGCTGTTGTACCTTTTGGTACTTTCATTGCATCTGTGTGCTCCATATGTAATGCTACTATAGGAGCCCTAATTCCTATCCCTACTTTTCCCTTTCTTACAGTTCCTCCTTCTTCTATTGTTGCTAAAGCAACATCACCATCTTTTACATGAACAACGCCATAATTTACATTGTTTGCTCTTTGATTTAATTCATATCTAACATTTCCAGCGGTATAAACCTGATTATCTGCAGTTTTTGTTTGATCTGTTGTTCTTATATACCAAGTAGTTTCACCATTTCCTGGAGGTTTTGTATGTGTGTTATCATAATCATACCAATTACCTTGATATGACCATCCACTTGGCCATGTACCACTAGCTGCTTCAACTACATCTTTTAAATACTGACCTAAAAATTCTAATCCATTTGTTTCATTCCATCTAAAAACATTTCTGTTTACTGATGAACCAGCAATCCATATATAATCACCACTAACTTGACCAGTTGGTGTTGCTAATATTGTTAATTTTGCTACTAAAGTTGTTCCATTGTACATCCATATAAAACCACCTGTATTTACAGCTGCAACATCAAATTTTTCCTTTGTATCAATAATACCTGTTGTTGTTATTACAACATTAGAAGCTCCATCATTAAATTGTGTTAACCTTAATCCCCAACTATTATTAAAATTAGTTCGTAATATTTGTTCAGATGTATTTTTATTATTTGTTTTAGTTAATTGCAATAAAGCGGTTTGATCACTAGTACCTATACCAACTTTACCTTGATCATTTATACGTAATCTTTCTCTATCACCTGTTAAAAATAATATATGTGAATCTAAATATGTTTTAATTACTGAACCTTTAACTCCTAATTTGAATCTACCATCATCCGTAAATCTAAACTGTTCTCTATCATTTGTATAAAATACTAAATGTGAATCTAATGGAGCATCTATTGCTGATCCTCCTTGTCCAATAACTAGTTTTGTATTACTAAAGTCCATTTATTTATTATATGATAATAAATAAAAAATTATGCGCAAATAATTGAACAAGGAATTAATGCACATTTTACTCTTGCTCCTTGAATTGTTAGTTCAACACATTTATATGCAGTACTTGTTAAATTAAATTCACAATCAATCAATGCCTTTGCGATTGTATAATTATGTACAATATCATCATTTTGTAATTCACCATATCCACTAAATTCAGATGCTTGAAGTAATGATCCATTGTTAATTGAACCATTTTTTTCTACAACCCAAACTAAACCAAGACCTGAATTTCTACCATAGTTTGGATTTATACTACTTATTATACCAAATACATTTGATTGTTTCCTAGATGTTGAAAAACTAACTTTAGGTTTTACAGTATCCATGTCATAATTTGTATTTACATACCCATTTGCTACAATAACTCTACCTAATATATTTGATTTTTCAACTTCCATTGTATCTAATATATTTTCATCTGGTTTAATATCATGATTATGTAGTATTGATTTATTTGGAACGACTTTTCCAGCTGGTTCTGTTGATTTATTATCTCCAGATACAATTTGTAAATATCCTCGATTATCTATATATGCTCCATATATTCCTTGATCTCCTTGTTCTCCTTTTTGACCCTGATTACCTTGTGGTCCTATATTTCCAGGACTTCCTTCTGAACCTTTCTGACCTGTAGAACCCTTTGGACCTGATGGTCCTACCTCTCCAGGTTCACCCTTTGCTCCTTGTGGTCCAACTTTACCCTCTGGACCTACAGGCCCTACAGGTCCTGCTGGACCTACCTCACCCTCAGGACCTATACCTCCTTTTTGTCCTTTCATTCCAATAGCACCATCAGATCCTTTTGCACCTTTTTCACCTTGAGATCCAGTTAATCCTCTTGGACCTAGTAAACCTTGAGGTCCTTCTACACCACGTTCTCCTTTTACACCTCTTTTACCCTCTACACCTATTGCACCAGTGTCTCCCTTTTTACCAGTTTCTCCTTGATCACCCTGAGAACCTTTAATTCCTCTTTCTCCATCCTTACCTGGTTCACCTTTTGTACCTTTTTCTCCTTCAGGACCACTTACTCCTCTTGGACCTTTTTCACCTCTTTCACCTTGTTCTCCCATATCTCCTTTCATTCCTTTAAAACCTCTTTCTCCTTGTGGACCCTCAGGTCCTTGACTACCTATATCTCCTCTTTGTCCCTTTTCTCCTCTTTCTCCCTGATTTCCTCTTTCTCCTTTGCTACCTCTAGGACCTTCATCTCCAATATTACCTTGAATTCCTGTTCTTCCTCTTGCTCCTTGCTCACCTTTCTGACCTGCAACAAATCCTGCATCTATTTTTGTACCATCCTCCTGATATAAATATAAATGTGAATTCTTTACTTCCGCTGTTTCAATACCAATCTTATTCACTTTTACATAATTGTATTTTGGAAGTTTGAATGTTTCTTCAATATTATTTATTACCATAACTTCATCATTTATTGTTGTTAATGCTAAATCATGACCATAATCTTTATTAACTAATTCTGCTTTAATATATGTAGAATTATCATTATCTAAAAATTTTCCTAAATTTATTTTTGAAAAATCATCATATATTAGAAATATATTCCCATCTTTTAATTCTACACTTGCTAGATTTTTCTCATATGCTTTTAATAATTTATTATTATTTAAAATTTGTTGATTTAATACACTTAGTATTTTATTAGAACTCATATATAATAAAGTTATAAATTATAATCAAAAAATGATTTTAATTTATTTATACTTTTTCTTTTATGCATTAACATACTTAATTTTAAAATTTAAATTCTAAATCATTGCTAACTAATCCCTCTTTTACTAATTCAGAGATATGATTTATTAATACTACAGTTACATTTGGCAATAAATTATCTTTTTTTATTAATTCTAAATCGTTTTTATTTTCTTCTGGTATAAAAATTTTCTTTACTCCAGCCTTATGCGCTCCTAATATCTTTGAACATAAACCACCTATTTTTTTTATATTTCCATTTAAATCAATCTCTCCTGTTGTTGCTATTGTATTTATTATTGGCACTCCTGTTAATCTTGATATTATTCCTAATGTTATTGCACCTCCAGCACTTGGACCATCTTTTGGAGTCGCAGTATCAGGAGTATGAATATGTAATCCCCAATTACCATTATCTTCCCAATCTTTCTTTATTTTATTTTTTATTACAGATGGTATTATATTCCATGCAATTGTCTTTGCGCATTTCATAGATTCTTGCATTACATCACCCTGTGAACCAGTTAATGTCATACCTAATTTCTGATCTGAAAAACTTTTTACTACTTCGATTATTGTAATACCACCAACACCTGCTGAAGTTGCAAATAAACCATTTACATATCCAATTAATGGTTTTGATGGTATCTTTTTAAAATTAATTTTTGGTTTCTTCTCTAAAACTTTATCAATTAATTCAATGTCTATTTCTATTTGTTTATCATTATATTCATCATAAATTCTTTGTAAATTAATATATCTTATTATATCTAATATTTTCTCTTTTAGTTTTCTTACTCCTGCTTCAAATGTATATGTATCTATTAAATGAATTATTGATTCGTCTGAAAATTTTATATCTGATTTATCTAAACCTACACACTCTAATATCTCAGGTAATAAATAATTCTTTACAACAATAATTTTATCTTTAGTTGTCAATGGTTTTAAATTTATCTCAGTGATTCTATCTCTTAAAATAGGGTCTATTAAATTTGCATTGTTATAAGAAAATATAAATAAACATTTAGATACATCAAACTTTATACCAGAAAAGTATTTATCAGTAAATTCATCATTTTGAGTAAAATCTGTTAAATGTGTTAATATCCCTATTATTTCATTTCCATGAGCTGTCTTTGATACTTTATCTAATTCATCAATAAAAATAATAGGATTCATACATTTCATCTCCATTAAAATATCAACTATTCTACCCCATGTTGCACCAATATATGTATAACTATGACCAACTAAAAATGAACCTTGAGTTGAACCACCTAATGGAAGAAATGCAAATGGTCTTGGATTACCTTCATTGTCTTTTAAACATTTGCTTAATCCTTTTTTTGCAATTGTTGTTTTACCTACACCTGGTGGTCCTTGTAAACCTATCACCCCTCCAGTCATTTTACCATTTATCCATTGTCCTATTATTTTTTCTATTTGTTCTTTTGCTTCCGTATTTCCATACACAGATCCATCTAAAATACTTCTAACCTCCTTAATATACAATTTTCTATTAAATTTATATTCATTCCATTTACTTATTATTTTACTTGTTTTATTTTTATAAAATTCGCTTAGTTCATCTTTCATTATTAATTTACCTAATAATAGTACTAGCTTGTTTATAATTGAAGATTTTTTATAATTATTTTCATTCACAATATTTAACTCTTCTAAATCATACTTTAATAATATTGATTTTACTAATTCAAACAATTTACTCGGATAATTATCAATAAATGATATTATCTCATTTTTTTTTACTATATTAAATGGTATTTTTAAAAATCCATTTAACCATGTTTCTACTTTTGTATCGTTACTTGATCCTCCAAAAACACCACCCCCCTTTAATTGTTTAAATTTTTCTAATGCTTTTAATTTACTATTTTCATCTGCTCGACACATTGCTATTTTCTTATCATACGATATATCATTTATCGAAATTTTTTTTAATTTCTCTATTTCCTGATTAAAATCTTTTAAAGCTAAATCAAATCTCTTTTGTACTGATGTATGTAAACTTAAATATAATTGTCTTGCTTTTATTGGACTATCTTTTTTTAAAACAACATCGTATAATAAACTTGCTAAATTACCACTTTTTGAATCAGATAAAATTAATATTGTTAACATTTCTCTCTGTCTATCTAAACTAGATGTATTAAATGTTAATAATATTTCTGTCAATGACATATCTTTATAAAAATGTAGTTTCTCATATGAAACTGATATTTGATCTGATAATTCATTTATTGTACTTACTACAAAATCTCTTAATGAAATTTGCTCAATATATTTGGTACTAAAATTCTTTTCTATCGCTTCTATTTTCACTAATTTTTCTAAATTTAATAACTTATTTTTATACCTACAATTATTTTTTATTATATTCAAATTATCATTTTTAAAATATCCTTCAATTATTATTACTTTCCCACAAATGTATAAGTGTAATATTGCACCATGTAGTTCTTCAACCATATTTTCTTTTTTTTTTATTCTTTTTATAAATATATCCCCATCTTTTAATAATTTTATATCTTTTATGTAATTGTATTTACTTTCTATTTTTAATGAACAACATACAAAAATACTATCATAAAATAAAATATTTCTATATTGCTTATCTAAAATCATTTTTTTCCAAGATGGAATTATTATAGATAATAATTGAAAAATACTTCCAATACATATAATTTTTAAAAATTTCTTAATTTCTATTTCATAATTTATCATCTTCTTATTAAGTTCTTCAAATCTTGATTTTTCGAATACTTTTATATTTAATTCCTTACATATGTCATTATATTTATCATATATTTTATTTATTTCATTTGTCAGTTCTCTTAATTTATCACTATTTATACGACGAATTAAAAAATTATTCTGTATATTGTTTAAAATTTTAACTAAAATATTATTTAATTTATCACAATCTTTCCTTAAAATTACTAACACTGATAATTTTTTTCTAAATTTATTTTGAAACTTTGCAATACTATTGTTAATTTTATCCATTTATATATTACATAAGATTTAAATGATAAATTAACAATTATATATATTAATATATATCTTAATGTCTATAAATACTAATAAGTCTTATATAGATTCAATTATTTATTCAAATGATATTATCTTAAAAAATAATATATCAAAACCAAATTTATCAATTCAAAATATAATTAATTCAATTAATAATAAAAAAATAGATAAATATATTGTAATTGATTCTGAAAATCCAATACTTATCGAACAAAATATTCAAAATAATTATTATACCACCTTATTAACTAAATTTACTAATATTAATAATTTACCAATATTAAAATGTATACAGATATTATTCTTTTTTCTTACATTTACAATTTTAATAATTATTTATAACAATCCAAAAGATATTAACTGAAATTTATAAATAAAAAATTTTAAAGATTATTTATAAATCTATATATATGCCAGAAGGTCCCGAAGTAAAAAAAATGGCTATTAAATTATCTAAATTAATAAAAAATAAAGAATTAATAAAAATTAATATTTTGTCAGGGCGTTATAAAATACATGACCCTCCTAAACATTTCGATTTAATGGTAAAATCATTACCAACTAAAGTATTAAAAGTTTCTACAAAAGGAAAATTTATATATGTCTGGTTTAAAAATAATTATTATTTATGGAATACATTAGGTATGACTGGACAATGGACTAAAATTCGACACAAACATTCACATATTGAATTTGTTTTTAAGAATAAATCTATTTTCTTTACAGATATGAGAAATTTTGGAACTATTCGATTTTCATTAGATCAAAAATCATTACAAGATAAATTAACTATTATTGGACCTGATGTACTTGAATTAGATACAAATCAAAAACATTTATTTTCAAGAATATTGAAAGTAAAAACTAAAAAACCATTAGCAGAAGTTTTACTAAATCAATGTATTATTAGTGGTATTGGAAATTATCTTAGAGCAGATATATTATGGTATGCCAAATTATCCCCTTATAGAATAATATCATCTTTAACAAAAAATGAAATAAAACGATTATATGAAGCTATTATTGAAATGGTATGGTTTTATTATGATTTTAATAAAGGAGTAAAATTAAAAAAAATTAAAAATGTTAAATTTTTTGAAAAATATTATTATATTGATTTTTTTGTTTATCAACAAGATACAGATATTTATGGTAATAAAATTATCAGAGAAAAAATTAATTCTAGAACTATTCATTGGTGTCCTGATTATCAGAAATAATACAATTGAAATATGATTCTAATTTATGATAATAATAATAACTTGAATTTGTATTTTTGAATTCTTTATTTAATATTATTCTTTTACCAGCTCTTCCAAATAAACATTTTAATGATAATTTTGGTATAAAATCATTTTTATGATTGAATTGAATACATTCATCTAATGTATTATTTACCAAATCACTTGTTTTCTTACTACAACCATAAGGAGATCCAAACGAAATAAATTTTACTATTCTATTTGGATATTTTAATTTTGTTAACAATGCACATAGTTGCCCTATACTACCACCTACTGAATGACCTGATATTATTATTTTTTTATTTTTCTTTAATTCTAATAATTTAAAATATTCATCTTTTATGATTCTAAATTCATTAAGAAAGTTTTTATGATAATAATAATCATCATCACAATAATCATCTAATTCATCTATTCTTAATAATATTACATTTATATGTTTTACTAATTGATTATTTGTAATAGTTCCTGCAATAGAGATAAATAAAATATTATCAATAATTTTATATGCTATATATGTTTTTTTTATTGGTATTATATTAAATAAATTATCATTATTAAATTCAATACATTTTTTTTTAAATACTTGAGTTTCTTTACAATTTAAATTTTTAATATATTCAATATCGTTGTATACTAGTGTACTTAATATTAGACAATACTCATAATATTTATTTCTTATCATTTATAAATATAATAATATATATATTTATATTATTATATGTTTGGTCAATCAATTAAACTAATTCCTTGTATATTAATGGGTGGAATTTCATATACTATTTGTAATGATATTTATGAACGTTATTTTATAAATAAAATAAAAAATGAAAAAATAGCGATCACTTATAAATTTATATTAAATAAAGGTAGTATTATAGGATTAATATTTGGATATATAAAAAATAAAATTATTTCGTTTGAATAAATTATATTATAATTATTTACTTAAAAAATATATAAATTTAGTAATTTTTTGTTTACTATATATATATATAATGTCAAAGGCATTCCAAAACATTCGTAATGATGTAATTAAAGTATCATCTATGTTTATCGTAACTGCTGTTCTTTCAGGAACACCATTAACTGACAAAAAATGGCAAACTGAGCTTATCAATACCTTATTAGGTTTTGCTGCTTATGAATTAGTTGTAGCTAGATTCTTCAACCCAAAGCAATTTGGACAATATGAAGCTGCTGCTGCTGATATTGCTAAAGTTTCAACTATGTTAGCTGTAACTAGATTCCTTTCTGGAGGTAGTTTCACTGACCAAACCTGGATTATGTCCTCTGGTGCAACTCTTGCTGGTTTCACAGCATACAATCTTGTTGTATCTAAAATGATTAGTACTGGTCATCTTAAAGGTGATGCTAAACAAATTGCAGATGACTGGATTAAAGTAGGAACTATGCTTATTGTTTCCCACTTATTAAAAGGTGGTGACCCAACTGACAAATCATTCTTACAATCCTCAGTTAACACTATTGTAGGTTTTAATGCTGGTGATCTTCTTGACTACAATTAAATAAATATATTCTAATATACACCTTGTGTAAATTAAAATATAAAGACTTATATAGTATGCAAACTGTTAAATGGGGGAATGCTATGTGGACACCACTACATGCTATTACTTTTAATTATCCTATAAAACCTACACAAGAAGATAAAAATAAATATAAAAATTATTTTACTATAACTGGTAATATTTTACCTTGTAAATATTGTAGGAATTCTTATAATACATATGCTAAATATATTCCATTAGATCCATTTCTTGATTCTAGAGAAGGAATGGTTTATTGGTTATATGTTATTCATAATCTTGTTAATCAAAAATTATATAAACCTTTATTCCCATTATGTGAAGTTGTTGTTATCTATGAAAAAATGAGAGCTAAATGTGGTAGTGTAAAAAAAGATAATATTAAATATAAATCATGTGCAAGAAAATTTTATAAAAATGTAGATAAATCTATTATAGATGCTCATATTAAAAATACAGAAAAATATAAACCTATAATGAAAAAGTATATACAACAGCTATTTAATTCAAATGACAATCCAAATAAAGAAGCAATTGAAAATTATCTGAAAGAAAATCATTAGTTTAATTATTTAAAATAATATCACCTATTATTTTAGATATGACAAAACATAAAACATTTGAAGAATTATACAAGTCATTGCTTGAATTTATAAAAAAAAATAATAGAATCCCATCATCTTCTAGTAGATGTAAGTCTGAAAAAAGACTTGGTAATTGGTGTTATCAACTACGAAAAACTTATAGATTAAAAAAACTTGATCAAAATAAAATTTCTTTACTAGAAAAAATTGATATATGGTTCTGGAATAAACAAGAATTTAATAAAAACAAATGTTTTAAGGAAATAAATCAAATGAATTTAGGAAAAGCATCTATTTCTAAAAAAACTAAAAATTGGATTAAAAATAATAACATTTCTACTGACAGTTGTATTACTATTAAAAATAATAAAATTGTTATCTCATTAAAATAAATATATTTAAAAATACATTTATTTTTTTTATAAATGAAAAATTGTGTAACACCTTATCAATTCTATAGTGAATATCACCAAAATCCTACTAACAAATTTATACATTTTGTTACTATACCACTTATTGTTATAACTACTCTTAGTTTACTATCAATATTTGAATTTAAAGTTTCAGCTCTTGCTTACAATTTTAAACCTATTTATTTTAAGGGCGATCTCCTATTAACATTGTTTTATATTTTCTATTATTCTACTTGGAAATCACCTCTTAATATTATTATGTTTGTATATTGCGTATCAATGTTATTACTCTCTAGATCAATTAAACAAATGAGCTTTTATTGGAATGGATTGGATTTATTAGTTTTTATTGTAGCATGGATTTTGCAATTTGCAGGTCACTCTCTATTTGAAGGAAATAGACCAGCTTTAATGGATTCATTATCTCAAGCTTTCTTAACAGCTCCTGCATTCTCATTGGATTATATTATACCTGGTATGTTTAAGTAAAATATCACCCAGTTGGAAAATATTGTATTCACTAATAGTAAATACAATATGTCACTAAAAAATCTATGCTTTTGGTCGGGACTCCTTAGTAAATTATCAGATGATGATTTTCAATATGCTTTTAATAAAAATAAACCAAATATTGATACTTTTATCAATATTTTAATGGATAATAATACATATACACATAATATTAAATGGCAAAATAATTATCTTTCTTCACATGAATTAAAAGAAAATTTTGCACATATACGTGATTTTGATAAAACTAAAATTAATAAAGGTTATTTATGTTCTTCATGTGATCCATTTTTATTATTAGTTTCTCACCTATTTAATATTGAATTAATACATGTATACTGTGGTAATTCTATTATTTACACTTCTAATAAACCTAGAAAAAAAATAAATTACTTCGCAAATACTCATCATTTTTGGTAAATACACTATTTAAATGAAACATAATTTTATTATTATAATCAATAAAATTATGAATAATGATTATAAATTAAATTGTGATTGTTGTCTTGAAAATATTTATTCTATTAAATGTTCTAATAGTAATAATTGTGATTATTCTATGTGCAAAAATTGTATTAATAATTTACAATTTGTCACTAATACTAATTTATGTCCAGCATGTAGAGAAGAAAAAGTAGAAATTGATTTTATACCTAATATTTTAATAGAATTAGAACAACAAGAAATTACTGAACCGAATGTTAATATTAATCATTCTTATATTAATCTACAATTTATAGGAAATCATATTATTAATTTTATTAAAATAATATTATATCCTATATATCTAATTTTCTATTGTATATTTAATGTATTTATAACATATTACAATTTTATTGAAAATTTATTTTACATTAAAACTTTTAAAAATAAAAAACTAAAATTATGTCTAACATTATTATTTTCAGTTATATTTATTTTTGGAATATTAATTTTATCAAGAGGAATTTATATTTTATTTTTTCCGTTTGTACCATTTGTTTGCAATATGAATTGTATTTTATTAACAACACTACCAGCACTATTTACATTTTTTTTATTAATACTTTTATTATTACTTATATTAAAGTTTCTAATATATTGCTTTGAACCAAAATTCATAAATAACTTAGAATAATATTAATTAAGTATATTTATATTATGAAACTCGATGTCGATTTAAAAGAAAGACTTAAAATTATTTTTTTATTCTTGTTACAATCTTATAAAGTATTAATGGGATGTTTATTAGTTGTTTTTGTACCTCAAGAATGTAGCGATCATGTTTGTACAGTTACAGATAATTTAAACAATACTAATGATTTTCATAGGGCTTGTTTATATTTTAATTATACATCTGTTGTATTATTTTTAATATGTTATTTTATTGAATTAAAGCGTGAAAATTGGTGTGTTGAATATTTAGATATTAACAAAGATTTTAGTGATAATCATCTAAAAAATGTACTTGATGATAGACCAGAATTAAAAAAACAAATTATGAAAATTAACAACAGGTATTATACAAGTACCAGAATTACATTGGTATTTTATGCTATTAATTTAATTTTATCTTCAGTTTATATTTATTTTAGATCATTAGGTCTTACTACTTTAACAAGTTATTTAAGTTTTGTATTACTTATAGTAATGAAGCTAAATAATGCATATTTGATCTCTGCTGATACTAAAAAAAATGATCGACTTCTATCATCATATATGTCAGAATATCAATCATTTAATGTAATAGACAAGGATCATGTAATTGAAAGTTCTGATCAAGATGAAGGAGTGAAGATTGATGATATTAATATTGAAACAAATTTAAGAAATAGGAGCCCTAGAGTAAAACAACTAAATACAGTTGATGTTAATATGATGTAATAAAATCATTTAAATTAATAACAATATTAAATTAAATGATTAAAATAATACCAGAAGAAAATGATAAACATACATTATTTAAGTATATACCTAATTTTTTGAACGATGAAACATTAGATAAAGTAACTAATTATTTGAAGGAAATTGATGATTGGAAATCAGGAATATCTCAAAACGGAAATAGTATAAAAAGACAACAAAAATGGTTTCAAATGGATAATCATTATTTTTGTAAGAAATGGACAGATAGATTTGATAGATGGTCATCTCATGATTATGATAAAATTTTACTTGATATACAAAATAAAGTTCAAAATGAATGTACGTCACACTTAAAAGATGTTAATATACCTAATATAAATAGTATTTTAATTAATTATTACAAAAATGGAAAAGATGAAATTGCATTTCACAAAGATAATCAGATTTCTTTTGGTGAATATCCTACTATTTGTATATTATCAATTGGGGCAGAAAGAGATCTTCATTTTGAAAGAACTTTATCAAATAAATTAAATAGAAATTTTTGTGAAACTGATTTAAATTGCAAATATACTCTTAAAAATAATTCTCTTTTTATAATGGGTGGATCTGCACAAAAATATTGGGCTCATGGAATACCAACTAAAATTGATGAAAATAATCCACGATGGTCACTTACATTTAGAGAATATTTAGTTTAATATTCGTTGAATATTCATATATATTATATTTTATGTATATATGAATAAAAAACCTGATAATACAGATAAAGATTATGAATGGCATCAGCAACAAGAAAAAATTTTAAAAAAATGGGCTGAAGTTAGTAGTTCATATAGATATTTACATGATAGGTCGTTTGCTATGTATTCTAGACAAAATCTTTTCTTTGCATTACCAGTTATTGTTTTGAGTACCATCACTGGTACCGCAAATTTTGCTCAATCATCATTCCCTGCTTCTGTTCAACCATATGCTCCCGCTATGATTGGTACTCTTAATCTTATTGCAGGTTTAATTACTACAATTGCACAATTCTTACGTGTTAGTGAATTACTTGAAAGTCATCGAGTTGCTAGTCTTGCTTTTGGTAAATTATCTAGAAATATATCAGTTGAATTATCTCTACCTGTTAAAGAAAGAACTACAGACGGAACATCATTCTTAACTACTTGTAGAATTGAATTAGACAAATTAATAGAACAAAGTCCAAATATTCCTATTAATGTATTATCACAGTTTGATAAGAAATTTAAAGAACATGACTTTATTAAACCAGATATTCTTGAAATAACATCTGTTGATATATATACCAACAATGAACTCGAAGAAGCAGAAAAAACTGCACAAATACTTAAACTTGAAGCTGAAAAACGTAAACAAATTCTTGAAGAAGAAGCAAAACGCAAATTAGAAGCATATAAAGAAATTAAATCATTACGAAAACAAAATAAAAAAGAAACAGTTTCAGCTTTTAGTGTTCATAAAAGCCTCGATAGATTATTAAGTAATTTAAATCCTGAAGAAGTTAAAATAGAAATGCCGACAATTAATGATACTTCATCCGATACTTCATCATCTCCAGCTGAACAGCAAGAAAGTGTTGTCGAACAAGTCGATGCATTTTTAGAACCTAATGACGTTAATGATGATAATGATGAAAATACAAATGAAGGTTCTGGAAGCGATGACGATGGAAGTATGGAAAATAATAAATCATAAATTTATTTATTTCATAATATATAACTAAATATAAAGTATTAATTACTTCATATTTAATGATACTTCAACCTATATTTAAAAATCTATTTTTTATATTTCATATTTTATTTATAATATCATCTTCTGTATTAATTATTTTTTACTGGCAACTACTTATTATTAATTTTATTACAATTTTATCATGGTATTTTAATGATAATATTTGTCTACTTACACAAATAGAAAAATATTTATTTGATCAAACATTAGTTGATGTATTACTAGAAAGACATTCTAATCATTATATTATTCCTTTTAGAAAAAGATTACCTTTGTATATTACATTTATAATTGGTTTTATTTATCATTTCCTCGTTGACTAATTTAAATAAATAATATTTATATGTAAAATGACTCAAAGTATATTATTAATTGGTAAAATAGCATTAGTATTTATTATCATTTACATAATTATTGTATCATTATATATGTTATTTACAATACTAGAATCTTCTATTTTTAAAATATGTAATTGTTTACGTTACTGTTTAAATCAATTTTTCTATAACAAAGCTACGATTGTTCCTCTTGAATTTGCTACTATCACTGAAGAGCCTATTAACTCTATTGCTATTCAGATTTATACTGCAAAAGTTTCTATTATTTAATCAATTTAAGTCTTCTTTATTACCTCGTACCATTTCTTCTTTTAATTTCCAATGATATATCATAGTACCTTCATAGGAATCTCTTCTATCATCAAGTCCTCCTAAACTTTTCATACTTACTAATGTATATCCTTCACTTAACATTTCATCACAATATTTTTGATGGTCTTTAGCAGTACAATTTGTACCACAGCAATCTCCTTCACTGAAATAGTAAAATTTTATAACTTCTTTTCTTTTATCTGACATATAAATTATATTATATTAAAATATATGGAATCAGCCGAATATTACTCATATTCACATAACAAATGTTATGAAATAGGAAACTCGTTCTATTTTGGGATAAAACATCCATGGAATCCTGAAGGTATTTGTGATATTAATTCAGCTGTCCAATTTTATAAAATTGCTTATGAAAAACTACAGAAAACTTTAAAATAATATAAAGTATTATTAATTTTTTATTAAAATGACTCGTTATGCTATTACATTTGGAGAAGTCGCTATATTACATGTTGGTTCAAAAGAAGTTGGAAAAAAAAGAAATCAAGGATATACAGTTGATGATTTAAATTTGCTTCATCAAAATATATCAAATTCTGAAATCTTTTATCTACATGATCAACTGCCAGAAAAATATAGAAGCGAAAATCAAGCAGCAGTTTTAGTTATTAGAAATGCTGCAAATCTATTCTTAGGTACTAATGGTGCAGATAAATTATTAAAAGAACAAAAAAATATTAATTATGATAAAAAATATTTTGATTATAGAAGAAAGAAAACATTAAACAAAAGAGCTAGATATAACATTGTTTTTGGTACTCAAGAAATATTACATTCAGAAGACTATAAAATATATTCTGTAAAAGCATTTCAAAATTTGCCATTTTTGAATCAAATTAGAATTAGATTGCATAATTTTTTAGGAAATAAAGCTAAAAATTTAAATGCTGAAGGAAATTATTATTATGAAAATAAATCTGGAATTGGGTTTCATGGAGATTCTGAAAGAAAAATTGTTATTTGTTTGTCATTAGGTGATAAATCTATATTAAGATATGCTTGGAGACTTCCAGGAACTTCTGAACATTATGGAAATCCAATTGATATTAGTGTTGAACATGGTGATATTTATATTATGTCTGAAAAAGCTACTGGATATGATTGGAAATTAAGAAGTAAAGTTAGGGTTGTTCATGCAGCTGGTTCGGATAAATATATAGTTAAAAAATAAATACATTAATATATATATGAATTTTAGCACAAATCAAATTATTGCAGCCACAGTAACAGTTACAATTGTAGGTACAATTGTTTATTATAACTATTCTAGTACCACCGAATCAGTTAATTCTGAATCTAATGAAGATAAAGTTCAAGAATTGTTAAAAGTAGATAAATTAAAGACAAATGATCAGAATTCATTCTTTGATTCAATTAAATCATTTTTTGTAAATGGAGAAGCTATGTAAATAAATTATTTAATAAATTATTTTATAATAATATTAAATGAATGAAACAAAAGGAATATATTTCTTAAAAGAATCAGGTACTCTTACAATATTGTACTATAAAATTGCAACATTAAATGAACTTATAAAAAATTTCCCTAATTTAAATAATGATCATTTCTTAATTAATAATTATATATTAAGATTTTTTGTTTTTAAAGATAACAGTTTTAATTACGATGAATATATGAGACCCGCTTGTTTTAATATAATTAAACAATGTATAATTAATAATTTATCATGTAATTTTTATGAACCGATTGATAAAATAGTTTCCATTTTTCCAGAAGTAAATCAAAATATGTATAATCAATGGAAAAAAAAAATTGATAATGATATTTTATTAAAATCAAAAAAACCTTATAATCAATGTATTATTAATTAAAGATTATCTATTTATTTTTATTAATGGAAAAAAAAAATATTTCAGTTATAATACCTACAGAAATACTTATTAATATATTTGAATATATACCTTACTGTAGATATCAATTTAATCATTACCCTGCATTAGTTTCTAAATTTTGGCTAATATGTTTCCGCAAAAGTAATAAAAAATGTAAAATTTATCATATATTTAGACAATATAAACACTTTAAATACTGTTATGTACATAGACCTATTATGTTACAATATCTCTTAAAAAAACAATATATATAAATTGATTAATTGATTCTACAAAATTTGAAATTAAATTAATTAACTTAAATTATTAAAATAAATGATAAAATCTTTTGCAATCGAAGAAAGTAATAAACTATCTAAATTTTTAATTAATTATAAAAGGTTCTTTCAGCATTTTGAAAATAAAAATGTTATTTTAGCATTTATATCTAAGAAAGGTATTGCATATTATCATGGTAAATTTTCTATTTACAATGCAAGAAATTTTAGTAATATTCTTTTTAATATGAAGTCATTTTTTATTGAAGATTTTAATTATCTGAATGAAAACTCATTTATAATTAATATTGAAAATATGGAAATTATTAATTTAATACATTTTCACGATAATAATCAATATGAATTAACACAAGATCAACTAGATAAAGAGATTCAAAGATTAAAATATAATAGTCCATATTTTTGTTTAAATAATATAATTATAAATACAATTCCCTATAATATTCAGATTTTATTCAACCATGAATGGTATAAATATTCTAATAATAAACCATACTCTAAAAAAATTGATTTATAATTAATTGATTTTTAAATTTAAAAATTAATTAATTAATTGATTAATATGCTCAAAAAAACATTAGAACTAAACAAATATAAAAATCGTGATAATAGTCAACAAAAACATGAAGAATATCAATATCTTAATCTATTGCAAGATATATTAGATGAAGGTAAATTAGAAAAAGGTAGGAATGGTAATACTAAAGTTGTTGTTGGTTCTGCTATGCACTTTTCTTTAGAAAATAATAAAATTCCAATTCTAACAACTAAAAAAACTGCTTGGAAAACATGTCTCAAAGAATTATTATGGTTTGTTAAAGGACAAACTAGTAATAAAATTCTTAATGATCAGAATGTTAAAATTTGGAATGGTAACGGTACTAAAGAATTTTTAGAATCTAGAGGTCTTGGACATTATAAAGAAGGTGATCTTGGTCCACTTTACGGATTTCAATGGAGAAACTTTAATGCTCCTTATAAAACTTGTGATGATGACTATTCCGGTCAAGGTATTGATCAGTTACAACAAGTAATTGATACTCTTAAAGATCCTGAAAAACGAACTTCTAGACGTATGGTTGTTTGTGCATGGAATCCATGCCAGCTTAATGAAATGGCTTTACCTCCATGTCATATACTATTTCAATTTAATGTTTTAGATGGTAACAAGTTAAGTTGCTGTCTTTATCAAAGATCAGTTGATACCGTATGCGGCTTACCTTTTAACATTGCTAGTTATAGTTTTTTAACACATTTGATTGCACAACATTGTGGTCTTGAAGCGTATGAATTTATTCATAATGGTGGTAATTGTCATATATATGAAGAACATATAGAACAAGCAAAAACACAGATTAAAAGATCTGCTTATGAATTTCCTACTTTGAAGATTTTAAATAAAAAAGATAACATAAATGACTATACAATTGATGATTTCAAATTAGAAAATTATCAACATCATCCTAGAATTAAAGTGTCTATGGTTGTTTAATTTATCAATTATAATAATTATAATTTATATTTAAAATAATATTTATTAAAAATATAAATGCCTAAATTCTCAAGGAATGAAATTAATATTGCAAAAATTATGCTAACAATTAATAAAAAACCTAAAAAAAAACTTACTCGTAACTCACCGAGTAGATCTAGATTAATTATTAAATTAAAAAAAACTAAATAAAATTCAGTTCCCTTTTTAATAAAAATTTAATTATATTTTGATTAAATTTTATTTTATCAAGTTTCAATCTATTTGAATTACATTCAATGCATAGTATTATTTCTTTTTTTGTTAGATATACACAACTACCGTAAGGAGTTTTTTTGCATTTTTGTTTACAATAATCGCATTTCCTCATATAATTTATTTTTTATAATTTATTTTATTTTTTTTCATCCATTTCTCAAATACTAACATTGCTTTTTTCATTTCACTATTTTTGTGAGGATGATATTTTGCTCTATAATACATAGTTATAACTACTTGTTTTTGGTAAGTTAAACTTTTCTTTTTTATTTTCTTCAAAGTATCTTTTGCTTTTTTTTCATCTTTAAATCCAAGTCCTTTAATAGTAGTCTTAGGATTTTTATCTGTGTATAATTCATTATTTCCCATATACTCAATATTAGATATAAAACAAAAACACCCATACCACTCATTTTGTTCGAAACATTGTTGTTAGATAATAAATTGATAAATATAAACTTAAATAATGTTGAAGTTTATATTAAATGTTACCTGACGAAATAATACAATATATTTCATCCTATACTAATAATAAATGTCATACTTGTAATAAAAAGATACATATTATTGAAGATTACATAAAATATCATAATTTACTATTTTGCTCTAAAGATTGTTTTAATCATAATTAAAATTTATGATTTGGTTTGTATATCATTTTATATTTCTGATTTTTTTCAATAAATCCCATTATTGTATTTACAAATTCACTACCTCCTTTCATTTGTTCGGGTTCTTTCTTTACTTTTTTATTTTGATTAAAATATTTATATGCAAGTCTTATTAAATCATTATGCCCTATTATTATAAATGATTTCTTTTCATTATTGCTTATATTTACAAGTGAATTCGCCATTCTTTGAAGTTCTTTATCATATGTAGTATCTTTAATATTTGAACCAATTATTTTTGTAATATAATTTTTATATCTTTTTTTCAAGTTAGCTGGTTTCATTTTTTTATCAATAAATACTTTATTAATATTTAATTTATTACCATTAAATTCAAAATCATGATAATCAGGGAACCATCCTGACTCTCCCAAATCATATACAATTATTAACTTTAATTGATAATTTAATTTTCTTTTTACTACTTCAATCAATTGGATAGCTGATTGAATACATCTTGTAAATGGAGAACAATATATATGCTTAATTTTTCTTTCATTTAATGCCTTCGAATTTTTTAATAATTCATATGCACCTTTTTTTGCAAGTTTATATCCATATTCACTTAATGGTGTATCTAATTTATTTTCTTTATATCTTGGATGTTTTTTCCACCCAGGTTCATAATCTCTACGATGACTATGCCTTATTATCCAAATTTCCTTTGACATATATAATATAATTTATTATTTATTTATATATGAAAAGACAAATAGAAAGTAGAGCAAATCAATTAAAATTATCTAATCATCATGATACAAAAAAATTAGGTAAAATAATTTTAAAGTATAAAAATAATTTTAATTGTTACTATTGTTTAGATACAACAAAAACTTGGAGACCAAGAAACCATCAATTTTGGTCTAGTTGGGATGGAAGAGGTAATTATGACATTATGAGATGTAGGTTTTGTAGTGATGGTGGATGGGCTAGTTGTTCACGTAATAATAATATTAGTCAAAATGGTATTAAGATTTTTAGAATAGGTAACGATAATGTTGAAGATCGTATAAATGAATTGCGAAAAATATACAAAAAAAAGATAGAAGAACCAGATGCTGAATGGATTCTTTATGAAAAAAAAACTAAATTTAAAAAAACAACATTTACTGAAATGAATGTTAATGTTGGGAAATTAGCACAAATTGTTATGAGTTCTATCAAATTACATGGTGGAGACTTAACTGCCATTGCAACACTCGCAAAAGAACTTACTATAGAAATGAATTCAACATTATGTAAAGAAAATGATCATGTTGAACTTATAAAACAAGAAAAAAATGAGAAAAATCAAACTGTTTACTTGATAATGCGACTTGAAAAAAGGAAAAAAGATAGAAATGTATTAGGTAAAGTTTTCAAAAAAAGAAAATATACATTTTTTATGAAATACATGATATTAATACCAGAGAACGATATAGCTAAAAAAAAATGTATTGAATTAATGAATGATAAAATAGAAAATAGAATTGATAATTATGATATATAATTATTTACAATATAATCGTCTATAGTACTTCATTGTTTCTTTTGATACATATTCTGGTTTGTTATATTCAAAATTTTTTACTGATAATGATAATTTAAATAAAAACATGGATAAATCGTTTGTATTGTATTCTTTTAATTTTTCTTTTACAAAATCTAATGTTCTTGGATCTTTTTTATAAATTTTATTTAAATTTAATTTGATATTACCTTTCTGTTCATTGATAAATAAGCATTTTAACATATGAAATTTTGATTCAAAATCATATTTTTGATTAGGATATTTACCTAATATTTTGTAATTATTAAATAATTCTTTATTATTTTTTGAAAATAGCACTACTTGATATGCTGATGGTATTACTCCATCTGGTAATTTTTTATCATACAACTTTAATAATTCTATTGTTTTATAGTAAGAATTTTCAAACGTGCCATATCTATATAATAAACTCTGTAATATTTTTGTATACGTTTTATTTAATTGAATGTTCAATCTTTCAATATTATAATTTCTTAATGCTAATATAATTAAGATTGCAGTTTGATGATCTTTTTCAAATGTGGCCTTCTCAGCTAATTTTAAATAAAATCGAATATTATTTTTTACCTGATGTAATGTTAATTGTTTTTCACCATTACTTAATATTAACATAACAATATTTATAACTGCATTTTTCATTAAATCAAATATTTTTTTTGGATCTTTATCTATGTAAGATAATAACTTTATTGATGCATTTCTCATATTTTCTTTATTATTTTTTAAACTTCTATCAAAATCTGTTGTTATAAAATCTAAAAAAATTTTTCTAAGGTTAAATTTTTTTTTTAAACCTATTGATCCTGTAGTTTTTCTTCTTTCTTTCTGTTTATTTTTAGGAGATAGTTCAGACCAACTGTTTTTTGATATTAGTAAATGATTTTTTGGTGAATATAGCTCACTTATTGATAATAAATCTCTTTCAACTGAAGATAATGTTCTTGATCTTTTAATCATTTATATAATAAATAAAATTGATTTTTTACCTAAGCGCAATTTAAAATCAAAAAATATATTTTTTTAATATATGGAAATATTAGTACCGATAATAAATTGGATAATAGTTTATATTTTAATAAAAACATTCTATAAAAAATATTTCAGGAAACATATAAATAATACATTTTATTCTTTATCAATTAATTATTTACTTTTAATTAACTTTATAAAAGATATGATTATATTTTTTATTACAGTAATAATATTTTACAATGGTCTTGAGCTTGAACAAATATTTCCGCAAAATTTATTTCAATTAATGAATTGGTGTTTAATATTTATAATGTCAAAATCAATTTTTGAGTTATTTATGTGTATGATGGCTAAAAATTTTTCACATAAAATTGATAATATAGCTATTCATATTCAAAAGTATGTACAAGGTTTTACAGTTGAAAAATCATTATTTCGTAGTTTATTATCGATACCATGGATAATTGTAACATATATTATTTATCATTATACTTAATTTAAAAAAATAATTATTTAATTTTATATATGACTGAAAAATCTGATGAAGAACAAATTAAAGAAATTGTACAAGATATGTGCAATGTTGATTATAAATTAGGAATGAAACATATGCATAAAGATTGTGTATTTGTACGTCCATCTGGAAATCCATTAAATATGGAAGGTTGGGAAGCAATGATGACCAATAAAGATGTAAATGTAGAATCAAATGACCTTGTAAGTGTCAATAGACTTAAAGTTTGTGGAGATATGGCATATGTATGTTATACTTCTCATGGTAAGTTTAACTATAAAGGTACACAAAATGATGATGTAGCAGTATTATCTAGCGTATTACAGAGAGTTGATGGAAAATGGGTGGTTGTTTTTGGACAAAGATCTACTGGTAGAAAACCATCAGAAGATCCTCCTAAATTTTAAGATTAAATTATAACTGCATTTTAAAATTGTTATACAGTTTTAAAAACATTGAAAAAGATTTAAATAGATATAAAATATATTTAGATATATTATATTATGCAAAATTCAAATCTAGACCCTATATTAGATTCTACAAATTTTAGAATGACATTCTATCCAATTAAATTTAGGGATATTTATGATGAATATAAATCTCAATTAGCAGCTATATGGACTGTTGAAGAGGTCGATTTATCAGAGGATAGAGATGATTGGGAAAAAAAACTAAACGATGATGAAAGATATTTCGTATCAAATATTCTTGCATTTTTTGCATCATCAGATAATATCGTTAACATTAATTTAGTAACTAATTTTATAAATGATGTTCAAATTCCAGAGGCACAGGTTGCTTACAGATTTCAAGCTGCTATGGAGGATATTCATTCAGAAAGTTATTCACTTATGATTGATACATTTATACGTGATTATGAACAAAAAACTAAATTATTTAATGCTATTACAACTATCCCATGTGTAAAACAAAAAGCAGAATGGGCATTTAAATGGATTAATGATAAAAAAGCTCCATATTCAATTAGATTAATTGCATTCGCTATTGTTGAAGGTATATTCTTTAGTGGTTCTTTTTGTGCTATCTATTGGTTAAGAAACAGAGGACTTATGCCTGGATTGTGTAAATTTAATGATTTTATTGCACGCGATGAAGGTAATCATACACAATTAGCTTGTTTAATATACAATAACTATATTACAAATAAAGTTGACACTAATATGGTGCATCAAGTCTTTAAAGAAGCTGTTAATATTGAACAAGAATTTATTACTGAAAGTATTCCTTGTAATATGATTGGTATGAACAAAGAACTTATGTGTCAGTATATTGAATATGTTGCTGATAGGTTATTGAGTAAATTGAAATTACCACCTATATACAATTCTGAAAATCCATTTGAATTCATGGAATTAATTAGTTTACAAGGAAAAAGTAATTTCTTTGAAAGCAGACCTACAGAATATCAGAATGCTCATGTACTTAATCAAAATAAAGAATTTACACTTGAAGAGGATTTCTAAATAAAGATCAAATAAATTTATTTTATCTTTATCTATTTTAAAAGTTTTTTTAAATAATTTCTTAGTGTATCATAATCTATTTTTCCAGCATATTGTCCTAGTTCACCTTCATGATATATTCTTATATCTGGAATACCACCTACTTGAAATTTATCACCCCAATGTGGATATTTTGCTACATCAACATGAGTGAATTTTATATCACCCTCTTTAAAGTTTTTTTTTAATTTATTCCAAGTTTTTTTAAAAGTTCTACAATGTGGACACCAATTTGCACCAAAAAATAAAATTTGTGTTTTTGTAGTCATCTATATTATCTATTAGATTATTTATTTATAGATATCGTAGTTATAGAATCAGAATGATTCAATTGATAAAATTAATATTCAAATAATATTTATTCTGAATAATCCATACTTATATTATTATTACTAGCAGGATCGCCTAAGAAGAATTTCTCTAATTCAGTTTGTTGGTCTGGTGATGCTCCTGGTACAGAAATTGTCACTGGATTAGAACTATCATTTATTGTTGTTTCATAAGTATTTACTATTGTGTTAAAATTTGTAGTTTTAGTAGTTCCTGTTGTAAAGAAGTCTGTTACATTAAATGATGCATTTGCACCGAATGTTATTTCAGCAGCCCTACCAGCAATTATAAATAAATTAGCGAATGATGGATCATCACTTATTGTTACATTAATATTATCATCATCAGTTGATAAGTTACTGAAATTTGCACTTGCTAAATTAGCTGCTGTTGTGCTTGCTAAAGTTAGTGCCTCTCCTTCATCTCCTGAAACTACTGTAACAGTTGCCACACCTGCTAATGCATTTACTTCGTCATATGCTGGAGTACCTGTTACATATAATGTTTGATCTTCAGCATTATTAGTATCTGGTGTTGTTAATATTATTTTGCTATTTGCTGTAATTAATAATGATGTTAATTGTGCAGCTGTTCCAGTAAAGTCATGATCTACTTCTGATAATGTTACATTACCGGATGATTTACCACCTATAGTATATAATTGTACAACTGCAGTTGCATCAAATGATGTAGCATTTCCTTCATCTATATTTATTGGTACATCACTATCATCATTTGTTATTGTATCTATATTACCGTAACTACTTGCAACAAGATTAGCAAGTGTATCTGTTATGCTATGAAATGATATAGTACCTGATGTTTTTCCTGCAATTGTTACACCTTGAGCTACATTTGCTGTATCTGTTACTGTAATGGCTACATCTGGGTCAGCAGTTGGGAACACACCCATATCTCCAGTTGCATTACCACTTGTATCTGCATATTCTGCTGCAGTTCCTGATAAACCACCTGCAGAAAAATCAACTGTTGTTGCTTTTGTTGCATCTACAATTAATTTAGCATGAGCTGGTGAAGCTGCTGCTCCTGTTACAACTATTGTTAATGTATCAGTAGATGATCCAGTTAAATCTTTTAAAACTGTTGCAGCACCTTGTAATGTTGCTGTAACATCACCTGATGTAGCAGCTCTAATTGCATTTATATCTGCAGCATCTGTTATTGTATTTGTACCTGAAATTGTAACTGGTGGGTTTCTACCTGTAAATATACCATTTGCATTACCATTACTACTTAAATTACTTATAGAATCGCTTACTGATGTTAAAGTTATACTTCCATTACCATTTTTACCATCTATTGTATCATACTGAGCAACAGTAATTGCATCACTTACAGATACATCGAAATTAGTGTTTTGAGCATCCATTGCTGTTAAACTGGCTGTTATATCACCATTTGTTGCAGCAAAATCTGCTGCATTACCTTGTACAGTTCCACTTATTGTTACATCACCTGCTGTTTTTGCATTCAATGTATTAAAATTTGCTACACTAATTGTACCTGATACAGACATTGTAATTGGATTACTTGCACCAGTTGTTAAATTATTTAATTGTGTAAATGTACCTGAACCAATAGCACCTGTTACTGTTCCTGTAGTTGCTGCAATAATTGGATTTACATTTGTTGTAATATTTGCAGCAGCCACTGTATCACTAAATGCTAATTTTACACTAAACTTATTATTATGTGCATTTAAATTTTTCAATAAGGTTGATGTTCCTGTGATTGTATTTGCTCCACCTGATGTACCTGTTAGTGCTGCTAATGCAGTTACTGTATTTAATGCAGTTACATCATCTGCTGATGTCATTGTTGCATTTGCATTTATAACTAATGCAGTTGAATTACTAGTAAGATGATCTTTTAATGTAGATAAGTTTGTGCTTAATCCTGAACCATTTGTTAATCCTGCAAATGAATCACTTATTCCACTTGATAATGTTATTGTAGAAGCAGATGTTTTATCTGTTGCAGTTTTACCTTGTGCTGCAGTTACTGCATCACTTACTGTTAATGTAATTGGATCTGATGTTGTTGTATTTAAACTTCCAACATTTGATTGTCCTCCTGATATTGTTGCTGTTACTGTACCTTTTGTACTTGCTTTAACTTTATTTACTTGTGCAAGTGTTGTTGCATCTAATGTCACACTATTATCTGAAATTGTTACTGTAAATGTATCTGTTTCACCATGTCCTGTTAATCCATTACTTGCATCACCTAAATGAGCAGCTGTACCTGTAACAGCACCTGAAATAATTCCAGTTGTTGCTCCTTTAACTGCATTTAATTTAACTACTCCTGCTGCATTTAATGTTACTGTACCTATTGCTACTGGTATACTACCTCTTCCTGTAAATATACCATTTAAGTTAGTTCCATCATGTAGATTATCAACACTATCTGTAATACTTGTTAATGTAATTGCACCTGCTGTTTTTCCATCAATTGTATTAAAGTTTGCAACTGATATTGTATCTGTTACAGCAATAGCCATTGTATCATTTGTACCATCTGTATTTAATACTGGATTTGTAATATAATTTGCAGTTGTACCTGTAATAGAACCTGTTAAATTACCTGATGTTCCAGCAACTAATAATCTTGATTGTGCTACAGTCATAGCTGCGCCTGTATGTGTTATAGCTACATCTGCATCTTTTGCAATAACTGCTGATAAATTTGCACTTAATGCATTACCTGAACCAGATTCTGAAAAGTAGTCACTATTTGAACCAGTTAATCCAGATGAAAAGTCAATTGCAGTACCTCCTGTTTTGCTAGTTGCATCTACACATACTTTTGCTTCTGATACAGTTGCTGCTGATGTTTTAACAGTAATTGATAAATTATCTGATGCTGATGTATCTAGATTTGATAATACTGATGGAATACCAGTAATTGTTGCTGTAACTGAACCTGTTGTTGTACCTCTAATTGCATTCAATTGAGTAACATTTGCAGCTACTGCATCAGTTATTGAATCTGTAATTTCTATATTTGCACTTGTAGCATGTGCTGTTGTATTTGTTAAATTACTATGAGCTGCATTATTTGTTAATAAGGATGCAAAAGAATCTGATATACCTGCTGACAATGTAACAGTTGATACATTAGTTGCTCCTGTAATTGTATTACCTTGAGCTGCTGTTACAGCATCCGATACAGTTATTGTTAATGCATCTGTTTGTCCTGTTGATAAATCATCTAATTGAGCAGCTGTACCTGAAATAGTACCTGTAACTTGTGCACTTGTTTTTGCTGCAATAGCATTTAAATCTGCTACATTTGCTCCACCTATATCTGTATCACTAAATTCAACTGTTGATGTTGCTGCAACTACTAATGTTGCGCTATCAACTAATGCAGGTGTTAATTGTGCTAGTGATCCTGAAATATCTAATGCATTTGTTACTGTTACTACTCCAGTTGTTTTACCACCAATAGTAGATAATACTGTTGCTGCTACATCTGTTCCTGTTGAATCATTTATTGTTACTCTCATATTTGGAGTCTTTCCTACTATTGTATCAAGATTTGCATATGCAGGAGTACCTGCTTGTAGATTTGCTAAACTATCTGATACACCATCTGCTATAAATAATGTACCTGTTCCTATTACTCCAACAATTGCTGCACCTTGAGCTGCTGTTACTGTTCCATTACCTGATGTTACAGTTACATTTATATTATCTGCACCTGCATTATCTGTTACATTTGTTAAATGTGTTGAAATCCCTGTTCCAGATACTAAATTTGCTGAAGAATCTACTATTCCTCCTGAAAATGTTACATTTGCTGTTGTTGCTGCTACTATTGAATTACCTTCTGCTGCTGTTGCATCATCTGATACTGTTAATACTAATCCATCTGTATTAGATGCTGATAAACCTGCTAATACTGCTGCTGTTCCTGTTATAGAACCAGAAACATTACCTGATGTTGCAGCTCTAACTAAATTAATATTGGTTTCTGATGTTATTGTTGCAGTTGTTAATGCTACTGCAATTGTACCTGCTACTGCTGCATGAGCACTTCCATTATCTACTAAATTATCTATAGCATCTGCTAATGATGCAACTGTTATACTTCCATTTCCATTTTTACCATTAATTGCATCATATTGAGCAATATTTGTTGCATCTGATGTTGTTACATCAAAATTAGTATTCTGTGTATCTAAAGCAGTTAAGCTTGCTGTTACTACTCCAGCTGTACTTGCAAATTCTGCTGCTGTTCCGCTTACACCACCACTTACTGTAATATCACCTGCTGTCTTTGCATTTAATGTATTAAATTGAGTTACTGTAATCTCATCATTTACTGTTACTGAAATAACATCACTACTAGCTGTTGTTAATGTATTTTGAGTTGCATAGTTTCCTGCTGCAATAGTTGCTGTTACTACACCACCTGTTGAACCTGCTACACTATTTACTTGTGTTATTGTTGGTGTTCCACTAATTGTTACAGCTAATACATCATTTGAATCTATATTACCCATTCCTGCTGCTAATGTTGCTCCATCAGTTGAAGTAATTGTACCTGTTATATTACCTGCATTTGTTACTCCTGCTAATGCATTCACTTTATCAATTGCACCTGTTCCAGATGATATTTCAAGAGGTGTTGATGCACCTAATATTACTTTTGTTTCTGCAGTTACTAATGCTGCTGTTAATTCTGCTTCTGTACCTTGTATCTTTGTTTGTGCATTAGTAACAGTCACATTACCAGAAGTTTTACCACCAACGGTTTGTAATACACTTGCTTCCAGTGTTGTTGTTGCATCTGATATTGTTATTACTACATCTCCATCTTTAGCTACTACTTTATCTAATGCAGCATATGTATCTGCAGATAAATTACTTGTTGTATCATCTAAACCACCTGCTGAAAAGTCTACAGTTCCTTTAGTAGCATCACATATAGCTGCTCCATGTGTTACTGAAGCTGCTGCACCTGTTACAGTTATATTTAATGTATCTGTTGTTGATGCTGTTAAACCTTGTAATATAGCTGCAGTACCTGATATAGTACATGATACATCACCTGTTGTTGCTGCTCTTATTAAGTTAATATTTGTTACATCAGTTATAGTAGCTGCATCTAATGCTACATCTAGTGAACCTGATACTGCTGCATGAGCACTTCCATTATCTATTAAATTATCTATTTCATCTGTTAATGATGCAACTGTTATACTTCCATTTCCATTTTTACCATCAATTGCATTATATTGTGCAATATTTGTTGCATCTGATGTTGTTACAGCAAAATTTGTATTTTGTGCATCTAAAGCATTCAAACTTGCTGTTGCTACTCCAGCAGTACTTGCAAATTCAGCTGCTGTTCCGCTTACACCACCACTTACTGTAATGTCACCTGCTGTTTTTCCATTTAGTGTATCAAATTGTGTTACTGTAATCTCATCATTTACTGTTAATGTAATAACATCTGTTGCAGTTGTTGTTAAAGTATTTTGAGTTGCATAATTTCCTGCTGCGATAGTTGCTGTTACTACACCACCTGTTGAACCTGCTACACTATTTACTTGTGTTATTGTTGGTGTACCACTTATTGTTACAGCTAATACATCATCTGTATCTATATTACCCATTCCAGCTGCTAATGTTGCTCCATCAGTTGAAGTAATTGTACCTGTTATATCACCTGCATTTGTTACTCCTGCTAATGCATTCACTTTATCAATTGCACCTGTTCCACTCATTGTTAAATCAGATGAACCTCCAAGTACTACTTTTGATGCAGCAGTTATTAATGCTGCTGTTAATTCAGATTCACTACCAGAGATTGTTTGTCCATTTGTTAATGTTACAGTTGCTCCTGATTTTCCACCTACTGATGATAAATCTGTTGCATTCACTCCTCCGGTATCACTTAATGTTATTGTAATTTGATCATTATTATCTGTATTTAATAATTTACCGTTTGTAATATCAGTTGCAAATGTTGCTGTTACAACACCACCTGTCTTAGTCTTTACTGTATTTAATTTATCTTTTGTTATTGTTCCAGATAAAGTTATTGCAAGGACATCATTTGAATCAGTATTACTTAAAGCTGTTATATTATCAACATCTGTTGAAGTAATTGTACCTGTTATATTTCCTGCATTTGTTACTCCTGCTAATGCATCTACTGCTCCATGTGCACCTGTACCACTCATTGTTA